GGCCCTTCTTCATGTCGGCCCTCAGGGCGCTCAGGGCGGCGCTCAGGGCGGCCGGCGACACATGGGGCCGCCGATGGCGACGCTCGACGCTCACGAAGGATCAGGGCGGCGCTCGACACTGACGCTCGGCGGCGCTCGACGCCGGCTTGACACTGGCGCTCGACGATGAGAGTCATCCGCCACCGTCACGAGAAGCGCGACGGCCGAAGGCGGGGAGTCCCGCTACGACGCCGCATCGGGCCGGCGCAGCAGGTGGATGGGCAGTCCCGCAGCGCAGCCGCGCCCCTCGGGGCTACACGACCCCCACCCGCCGAAGCGGGCAGGGGCTTGGGTGTCAGTCTTCGTCGTCAGTGAAGCCGAACAGTTCGTTCAGAGCGTCGATCTCAGTCTTCTGCTCTCGCTGTTCGTCGTGAACTGCCCTAACGAACTCATCGAAGCCACCAAACTCTTCGGTGGCCTCATCGAGAAGTTTGGCCAGTTTGGCCGATCGCTCTTCCCGCTCGGCTCGCTCTTCCGGCGTTTCCGAGCGAACCATGCGGTCGTACTCGATCATCATGCCGGCGTAGGCGAACGCTGAATACTGCTCACGGTCGAGATCAAGTTCGGCCTTGATCTTGTCCACGAGCATCTGAACTGGGAGCATTTCGTTCCGTTCCACGCTCATCTCGGCCATCTCAAACACGATGTGTTTCCGAAACTCATGGAGGGCCACCAGGTTGTCTGGCTCCATCCAGTCGGACTCAGGCGAAATGCCGAAGTCGATAGCAGATTTCATGGGCATCCTTTCTGTCGGTTGTAGTTGTCAAGTGTAATCGCAAAGTGCCGGCCGAGACAACTTGTGGGCCGATCAGTCGGTGACGATGGGGATGTCGGCGTATCGAGGATCATCCTCGCTGATCTTGGGCCAGGACGAGTACCAGCCATCCATAGGCTGGCATTTCGTACAGTCCTCGCATGGGAAGCCCTCATTGTCGTAGTCCAAGTTCAATGGATCTCCGCAGTTTGGGCAGGTGGGATGTGTGTTAGTCATGCGTCGAGCCTACCGAAAATGTGTGAAGACAGAAAATCCGATGCGAAGTTGTCACAGCCCTTGACTGTCCCCTAGAGTTGGCAGTGACAACTACCGAAAGGAGGCCCAAGTGGGTCTTGACAACATTCCGAAGGAGTACCCCTGCCGGTCGAAGGGGACAGCCGTCCTGGTCGATGACCGCATCGACTGTAAGGCCACGCAAGCATGGGGCGGTTGCCCTTGGAAGAATGACTTGGAGAAGTCGGGGATTTCCACTGGGGCCGTGTACGGCATGTTCGGAACCGACTGCTGGTATCGAGGCAAGTACGGCAACTACTTGCTGGAAGAAGTGACTGACGCCGATCCGATGGGCGACAACTTGGATTTCTACGGAGACAACGAAGACGGAACCGAGAAGTCGCCGGCCTCGTGTGTTGCTGTGGCCGATCTCATCGGCACGATCCTGGCCGACTACACGCCGGACGAGATCGCAGAAGATCAGGAGAAGAAGGAGACCGTCGATGGCTTGCGCTACGCAGAGTGGTATCTGCGCTGGGCGGCCGAGCAGTGCGGTGGACTGGTGTGCTGGTACTGATGAGCGCACCCGTCATCATTCACATCTTCAACGGAGAGGTCGCCGGCATCGAGTGTGCTGGCGATCTCCCGAAGATCGTGATCGTGGATCACGTCGCAGAGAACATCGCAGTCATGGCCCCCAACGGAGCGAAGACTCCCGAAGGGTTCGCACTGCTGGAACTGGCAGGACCTGGGCATGCCGAGAAGCCCGACGAGGAATGGCGGCAGTGGGCCGAGAACCTCTTTGATCTCACAACATAGGAAGGAGACAGACATGCTGGCGACAGCAGACGATCTGACTGGCTTTATCGGCCGCAAAGGACAGATCGAACTGAACAGTCTGACAGTCGAGGTGGGCGTGCTGAACGCTCGCCATCGCTACGGGCATGTCGATCTGCTGATCTCACCGAACGCAGGTTCAGGAGAACAGTGGGTCGAAGCACGTCGAGTGAAGCTCGCAGACTGACAGTTATCACCCCCCATCAAGGGCCGCATCCGCAAGTCGGGTGCGGCCCTTGTGCTTTCTGGTCGATGTACGGAAGAAGCAGCCAGTGACGCTCGATCAGTTCGGGAAAGTCGTCCACGATGATCTGCCGCACCTCGGCCCATTCGGCCGGCGAAGGCTCGCTGCCGTGAGACTGCTCGGCAAGATTTAGCCAGAAGGTGATCTGGTCCTGGCCGGCACTGGCCGAAGCCATCGTGAAGGCGGCATCTAGCAGGAACTTTGTGAAGTTGGAGAGACTCATACTCCATACGAGGATCGTTCGATCCGCCGGTGTCAAAACTTTCTGGGACTGCCAGTCGGCGAACGAGACTCATCCGCCACCGTCACTGCGTACTGTTGGGGTGGTGGGGTCCCGCAGCGTGCTGCGCCGCCTCGGGGCTGCCTGGCCTCGACGTGGTCTCGATGTCGTGGGGTCTCGTCGATGTCGAGAACGAAAAAGGCCGGCCCTGGTGGGCCGGCCCTGATCGGGGGGATGGGGGGATTCAGCGGAGTTGCGAACGCTTACGAACACCCGCACGCAGAGCCTGGCGAGACTCGACGCAGGATCGACGCAGTCCCACCAGGCCAGCGATCAGCAGGACTGGCGAGACGATCGTCAGAACTTCCAGATTCGTGCGGATGATCTCACGCACCAGGTCGGGATAGGTCAGCATGGCCGGCCTACTTCCAGCACGAGGCGGAATAGGCAACCTGGCCAACCTCGTCAGCGAAAACGTCCGACTGCTCAAACTCGACCACGTCCGATCCTCGCCTAGCACCGCTGGCGATCGTCCGAATGCGGCGCACCGAGTAGGTGTCCGACCAGTCGAGGATCACATCGACTCGACGTGTTCCGTCGATGGGCAGGCGCAGGCCGACGACATCGTCTCGATCAGTCGAGTAGATGGGGAACGTCTTACCGCCCGAGATGGCGAGAAGATTCATAATGCCGATCTGCTGGGCAATGACTCGATGATCGCAGGAGCGGCCATCGGCAGTCTTTGTCAGCATTCGGAGCTGTGCGGGTGAAATTTTCACGTCGTACCTCCTGGGGTTAGTAGTGACAGCGACAGCGTACCGACTCGAGGCGATCGTGGCAACGCTTGTCTTCGATCCTTGTCCCCTGTAGGCTCCAAGCACCCACCCGCTCCAGTGGTGGCACATAGGGAGGTTCACAATGTCAGACACCGTCGATCAGTCGGCACTGGCCGACGATCTGCTCGATCGGCAGTCGATCGAGTTACCGGATGGGCGCACGTTGCGCCTAGTCGAGAATCCGGACTACGACTCCTCGATCGAAGACTTCGATTGCTACGGACGGATCGAACTTATTCCACGTCACAAACGGCAATACTCGACACGGCCTGACGGATTCGATGGATTCGCACGCAAGGTCTGGTCCCACGATGGCGAGCGTTTCTGGTGGCAACCGCCGGACGACCTCCGCACGGCCAAGCGTGAGCCTGTCTACGTCGAGGATGCCTACGGAGTCGTCCACCGCCACCCCTACGCCTTCACTGATCCAGTGGGGACCCTTCAGCGCAACGTGGCTGATCTGCTCACGTTCGGATTCGTGGTCGTTGGCGTCGAGGTTCTGTCCGATTGCGAGTCCTGCCATCGGGCGCAGGTGATCGGTTCCGCCTACATCGGCGGAGTCGAGGCGATGGCCGATCGTGACCATACGCGCGATCTGGTCGCTGATCTGGTCGCTGAAGCCCTGGCAGACGCTAAGTCCTGATCCGCTCGGAACGACCGCCGGCCTGATCTGGGGCCGGCGGTCGTTTCGCGTCTGGGCGCACACTGCCGGCACTGGCGACTCATCCGCCACCGTCAGAAGAAGCGGGCGGGTCGGGGGGTCCCGCAGCGCAGCTGCGGCCCTCGGGGCTGATTGGGGTCTCGATGAGTCTGGAGCCGGCCCTCGAGTCCTGGATCGCCGATCCGCATTGATGTCGAGTGGATTATCGGCGACTCGAGTTTTTCGCAAGTTTTTCGCAGGCCTGTGACCAGGGGTTTTGTCGGGTCTTCAGGTTCTTGCCGGCGGAGCCAGCTCAAAGAGTACGATCGCCGGCGCGGATGGCCGATGCCTGCTTCGGGCGGTTGGGTGGTGGGGGAGTCCCGAGTCGAAAATGTAAGCATCACACCCCCATCCGTCGGATCTCGAGAGCGCGCTGAACCGCAGGGTCGGACGTTGGCAGGCGATCGTGGAAAAGCACCAGGTCGAGCAACTCGTCGATCAGGCGGCGCAGATCCTCACATTGCTCGTCGGCAGCGAAGAACTTCGCCCAGCCGGCTCGTCGTGAGGCGTCTAGGGCGTAAAGGGTTCGGTCGTTGGGTGTCATGTGGTTCCTTTCGTTGTGCTTCTACCTATTGCAGTTTTTGGCTGGGTTTTTGGTCGGGCTGACGCCCATAACTGCCACTTCGCACGGAAAAACCGGCAAGTCAGGTGCTGAAAAGCAATGTGAAATTAGCCACACAAAAGAAATCTCAGAAATAGCGTTGTCAAGCGTTGCCGGAGTCGGTACTCTACAGTTGTCAACTACAGGAAGGAACGGACATGACAGTTCACGCACACAAAGCAGTCAAAAGATTGTTCAAGCAGATCGAGGCTCTCGGGTTCGAGATCATCGCACGCAAGAACGGTTTCGCGATCTATCCGCCCAAAGAAATCGGCGGGCAGGTCTACTACACGCACGGAACGCTGAAGTCGATCAAGCCGATCGTCAAGCAGTTCAAGAAGATCTACAACGTCGATCTCGACATGAAACCATAAGGAGAAACACACATGGCAACACGAGCAATTGTTGGCGTCGACTGCGGAGCAGGAGCGTGGGAAGGACGCTACATCCATTGGGACAACTACCCCGAGCGAATGGTTCCGCTTCTCGCTGAACTCGTCGAGCGTGACGGCTGGCAGAAGGTCGTCGACGTCATCGTCAACAAACGTCAATCGTGGTCGATGCTCGATCCGAACGTGGACGAGTCCTCGCCATTCTTCACACGGGATAACTACGAGCCTGGCTACGGGTTCTTCCATTCTGATGGAATGATGGAGTCGTACACAAACGAGACCGGCTACTACTCATGGGCCGAGTACGTCTACGTCATGGATGACGAGGGCGTCACGGTGTTCACGGTTCACGGCGACGAGCCGGAGACGACCGAGTTTGACGCACGCTTCACATGGAGCGAGGCGAAAGCCCTAGGCCTGAAACTACAGGCGTCCAAGTAAACGCAGCACAAGCACAACGAGCCTCGGCGTGTGTCTTTCCCCTGGGGGACGCATGCCGAGGTTTCTTTGTTTGAACTGGCTGGCGAGTTTCCTGGCCCAGTAGGAGCCGATCTCTTCACGCACAACCTCGACGTAGAAGTGACGGAACACGTCATGGTGACCAGGTGGCGCACCAGCCAGGTCGGTCAGACCGTGGGCGATCTCGTGAGCGACGATCCAGGCCGGCGATCTTTCTCCGATCTCGATCCGGTTGACGGCGCAGTAGCACCAGGCCTGCGACTCATCGTGAGTGACCACGACTTTCCAGCCAGGTAGATGGCGGCGAACCATGGCCCTGGCGTTCCCCACGTCTGTGCGGCGGTTGATCTTTGCCGAGGTGAAGGTGTCCCATTCCGCTTCGTAGGTGCTTTGAATGCGGTCACGGTACGACATCGACCGGACAAATTACACCGGTGAAGTTGCCGGCGATGTCACCCCGAACAAACGCCCACGAGGCCGGCGCACTCAGTCCGGAGTCATCCGCCACCGTCAGTAGTTGAAGGCGTGCGTGTGGGGGGTGTGGAGTCCCGAGAAATCGGACGACACATCGGGACTGATTGGGTAGGATGGCGCCATGGGTTCTGAAGACGATGGCTCCATCTGGAGCTTTCCGACGTCACGCGCCGGCGGAAACCCAGATGGGAAGAGTCTTGCGCTTGTCGACGACCATTTAGCACTAATTTTTCCCTACGACCGGGATCAGGTTGCGGAAATCAAACGCATACCTGGTGCGAAGTGGGACAAGATCGGCAGAGCGTGGCGCATCCCGATGACGAGCTTGGACTCGGCGAGGGATTTTGCTCAGCGACACAGCTTCTGGATCGACCCAGACGTACTGATGTTCGATTTGCCAGCCCCAGACAACGCAGTCACTGGCGTCAGCAGGGACGGAGCCTGGATTTTCCTGTCGTTTGGGTTTGATCCGGTCAAAGTGCGGGCGGTGAAGGGCATCCCCGGAGTGACGTGGCACGCAAAGAGCAAAGCCTGGCGAGTTCCGGAGACCTCGATCGTCGAGGCAATCGCATGGGCCGATCGATTCGGTGAGCAAGTCCCGGATGAGGTTCGTGAAGAAGCAGCGCAGATCCGCTCGAGACACGAGGCGCTCATTGCAGCCTCGAGATCAACAGATGCAGAACTCGAGATCCCGGGTTTGCAGGTCAATCTCATGCCATATCAGCGTGCGGGGGTGAAGTACGCAGCAAATGCTCGGCGCTGTTTCATCGCTGACGACATGGGACTCGGCAAAACATTGCAGGCGATTGCAGCAATTGAGTTGAATCAGTCGTACCCAGCAGTTGTGGTTTGCCCGCCCACGCTCGTACTGAACTGGAAGAAAGAGTACTCGAAGTGGTTGCCCAGCCGAACGGTGGAGTGCGTGACGAATCGCAAGGACTTTCCGACTGGTGAGTTCGACGTCCTCATCATTGGGTGGTCGAACATACATCACTGGATACGCCAAGTGTCGTCGTTCACGTCATATGTGTTCGACGAGAGTCACTACGCCAAGAGTCCCACGGCGCAGCGCACGAAAGCAGCCATCAAGATGGCCCGATCCTCGAAGAAGGAGGGGATGGTGCTGTGCCTGACTGGCACACCCATCACAAACAAGCCGGCGGAGTACGCGCCGCAGCTCGACATCATCGGTCGACTCGACAAGTTCGGCGGCCTTTGGGGGTTCTACCGACGCTACTGCGGGGCTTTCCGAGATCGCTTCGGGCAGTGGCACATCGACGGCAACTCGAACCTGGACGAGCTGAACGAGCGGCTCCGGGGTGAGTGCTACATCCGCCGCACCAAGGAACAGGTCTTGTCGGAACTGCCGCCGGTGGTTCACAGCCGGGTGTACGTGGAGGGAACCGAAGCTGGCATGAAGGAGTACCGCAAGGCCGAAGCCGACATCGTCGACTACCTGGTTGAGCGGGCGAAGCAGATTGCGCTGGAGATTGGGCAGTCGCCACGCTCTGCAGCAGTCCGAGCCAAGATGGCAGCCGAGGCGAGCCAACACCTCGTGCGAATCAGCGTGTTGAGGAAGTTGGCAGCGCAGGCCAAGATGCCGGCGATCAAGGAGTGGGTGCAGTCGCACATTGATGCCGGCCAAAAGGTCGTGATTGCAGCACATCACCGGGAAGTTGTTGATGAACTAGCCACGCAGTTCGGGGGCCTGAAGATCCAGGGCGGGATGACGGTCGAGGCAGTCGAGGAACACAAGGCGATCTTCCAGACCAAGTCATGTGAGGAAGCCCCGGTCATCGTTCTGTCGATCCAGGCTGCGAAGACCGGACACACGTTGACTGCAGCGCAAAACGTGCTGTTCGTGGAACTCCCGTGGACGCCGGCCGATGTGGATCAGACCTATTCGAGGTGTCACCGCATTGGGCAGGAAGGCTCCGTGATGGCGACCTACATGCTCGCCAGCGGTACGATCGACGAAGAAATTTACAGCCTGATTGATGAGAAACGAGCCGTCGTGAACGCTGCCATCGATGGGATTGTTGCCGATGCATCCGAGAGCAATGCTGCGAGAATCATCTCACTTTTCACCGAAAAGGGCGATTTGTGACAAGCGCCACACTGTAGGTTTCTGTATCAGCTGACCAGGGGCAGAAAATACGGAAACTCTTGATTTTCCGTCAAACGTTTGGCGAATGCCACCACTTCCGACAGCCCGTCCCCTAAAATGTTACGAATGCGTTACTGCCGTAGGCGGGCAGACCGGACCGGTCACCCGCAAGATCTATCCCTCGAACAAAGGATACTCATGCGATCAAACATCTACAGAGCGATTACCTCTATTGCCGTACTGCTGACAGTGTTTGGAGTTGGAAGCGCAGCGTTTGGTTTGAAGGGAGTGAGCGCTCCGGATGTTTCGCAAGTACCGGTCGTTCAGACAACTCCGTTGGTCGTTCCTGACCGCACGGACACCATCGTTGCCGTTCAAGAAGTCGTAGAGGAACAGCTGCCGGATTTGTCCGGAATCGATTGGTCAATGCTGGCTTTGCTGATCGAAGAAGAACGGCGTGTCGTCAAGCAGATGGAGATAGACGAGGCCCGTGCCGTCTACGGCAAGTGCGGAGAGTGGCGTGAACTCGCCCTTGCCGTTGGCTGGCCCGCCGAAGAATGGCCGACCCTCTCGTACGTTCTGCACCGGGAGAGCCGGTGCAACATCGGAAGCCACAACAAGACCGACCCGATGTCGGGTAGCCGTGGACTCATGCAGATCAACGGTTACTGGTGTAAGCCGACCAAGTATTCGAAGGCAGGTTGGCTCCAGGACAAGGGCATCCTTTCGAAGTGCGACGACCTCTACGACCCTGAGGTAAATCTCCGAGCCGGTCTAGCCATCTGGCAGTACGGCGAGGACAAGCACGGGTGCGGTTGGCGTGGGCCGTGGGCTACACCTTGTGGCAAATTTGGCTGAGAGGTTGGATAAATCTAGACAGGGCGAGTAGCATTGCCCTATGAAAGATGTAACCCTCATCCGTCTCCCCTACCCGGTACAGCACCGAGCAGTCGGCTGCCTGGTCGGACAAGCCGTAGGCGATGCCCTCGGAGCGCCGTACGAATTCGGCCTCCGAGGGCGTTACCGTTCTGAGAACCCGGAAGGCGAGAAGCACTACTACAAGGGCGGTGGATCGTTCGGCTGGGAGCCGGGCGAGTTCACGGACGACACGCAGATGGCCGTCGTGCTTGCCCGTTGTCTCTTGAACGACCCGAACAATTACGAGGAATTGTTCCAGCAGTTCAAGAATTGGTCACGTTCGGCTCGTGATGTCGGTGTTGCGACGTCACGGGCTTTGGCTCATCCCAACTTGGAGAAGTCACGTCAAGACCGTTCACGTGATCCGGAGTCAAGCCGTGGCAACGGAGCCGTGATGCGAGTGTCGCCGGTCGGCATTGCCGGGAACAAGTACGGACTCCTTTGGACCGAGAACGTCGCACGAGAGCAGGCGACTGTCACTCATCACGATCCACGTACCGTTGAGGCATCGGTCATTACTGCCGTTGCCATCGCTGGAATCATCTCAGGTCAGTTCGCATCGATCGATGAAGCCGTTGGTTATGCGATCAACAATCACACCAACGTCGAAATGCGCCACTACTTCAATCGCTTGCTAGAGCCAAGCCTGAAGGATGACGACGAGTCGAATTTCCACGGAGACATCTGCTTGCGAGATGCGGTGCGATCAATTCGTGCAACGAGCAGCTTTGCCGATGCCGTCGAGTATGCAGCGAACCTCGGTGCTGACGCCGACACCGTCGCTGCCGTCACTGGAGCATTGGCCGGAGCGTTGTACGGCATGCAAGAAATCCCGGTGCGGTGGGCAACCTACGTTCACGGCTACGTCAATGAGCAAGAGACCACTCTCGAAGACTTGCAGAAACTCGCCGTGCAACTCGCCGGAGGATCGTGGAAGAAGCGGTCGCCGGACTACAACGGCAAACTGGAGCCGAAACTCATTCACTCCGCAGGGGTGTATGCAACGAATCTCGCCGGACTCGAACTGGCATACGACGAGTTTGCCGTCGTTTCGTTGTGCCGTACGTTCGAGGACAACTTGCGGTTCCCGTATCGCGCACAGTTTTACTTGATCGACGAGCCGGGAGCGAATCCGTCGCTACTGCACGTCATCAACGAAGCGTTTGAGACGATCAACGAGTTCATCGTGTCCGGAAAGAAAGTGCTGGTGCATTGCCACGCAGGAGCCAGCCGTACCGGACTCATCCTGAAGGCGTGGTACATGTCCTGGGAGGGCAAGACAGCGCAGGAAGCCGACGAATGGCTGAAGGACCGCTGGGAGCCATACCGCAAGTCAAACGATGACTTCACCATCGCCCTCAATCAGGTCGGGTTTCAGCACGCAGTGTTTGGCCACCCGGGTCACTCGTCCGTACACGCATCTTGATAAAATTTAGCCAGAGGAGACAGAGATGGCACATGAACTAGAAATCACCAACGGCAAGGCACGGATGGCGTACAACGTCGAATCCGGCGTGCCGTGGCACAAACTCGGAACACCGCTGAAAGGCCTGCAGACCGTCGAAGCGATGCTTGAGGCTGCCGGAGCCGACTACGAGGTCGCAATCAAGCGAGTCGCTGCCGTAGATGACGACGGAAACTTGCTGCTGAACCCCGATGGCACTCCCGTGATCATCTCAGACAGCCGTGCAACTGTGCGGATCAACGAGGATGGCTCGTACAGCGACCTCTCGACGGTTGGCACTCGGTACGAAGTCCGGCAGAACCGGGAAGTCGCCGATCGCGCTCTTGCGGTTGTCGGGGCTTCTTCGGGTGAGGCGATCATCGACACATGCGGGGTGCTGCGTGAGGGCCGGCGGTTCTTCATGACCATTGATCTGGGCGCCCTGATCGTCGATCCGGCCGGCGTGAACGACAAGATCGACCGGTACTTGGTTGTGTCGTGCGGCCACGACGGCGTTTGGCCCATTCGGTACGCCAACACCGACATCCGGGCGGTGTGTAACAACACTGTTGTGATGGGACTCAAGTCAGCCAAGCGAGTGTTCACCGCTCGACACACGAGCAACGTGGACACGACGATTGCAGACGCACAGGAAGTGCTGCGCATCTCGACCAAGTGGGCATCGGAGTTTCAGGCAGAAGCAGAGCGAATGCTGCGCATTCCGGTCATCCCCGGCTCCAAGGCGATCGACAAAGTGTTCGCCGAGGTGTTTCCGCTTGCACATGATGCATCAGACCGACAGAAGCGCAACCACGACGAGATCATCGGCACTGTGCGATCCGTATTCGCCAATGAGCGCAACGCAGCAGGTTTCGGATGGAACGGTTGGTCGCTGTACAACGCAATCGTGGAGTATCTCGATCACACACGTGAAGCTGATCAGCTCGACAAAGCCGCAGCGTCAATGGACGAAAACTCGTGGGTTACTCGCTCAAAACTGACTGCACACAAGGCAGTTCTCTCTTTGGCGTACTAAATGCGTCTAAACTGTGTCAAGCGCGTTTTTTGACGTGCAATTGGAGACACAGATGAGCGACACTCCAGACCCATTTGATTCCAGTGATTCCGAAGATTGGCCGCAGGCCGACGATTGGGACGACTTCGACGACGATCAGTCAAATCTTCCAGCATTTGACCGCAACATCATTTTCGGAGTTGCGTTCTGCAATCACATCGTTCGTCAGATGGAGGACTCGTTCGGGGAGGAATCAATCGTCGATCTTCTTTGGGCGATCGACCGCAACATGCAGTGGTCTACCGAGATAATTGCACAGCGCACCGAAATTGAGGACTTGTTGCTCGAAAGGCACGGAGCGTTCGATCACGACATCTGGAACAAGGTGCAAGAAACGAAGGCATGGAGCAAGATGCTCCGTCAGATCTACAAGCTCAGTAAAAGGTATCTGGCCGAAGCCGTTGATGAAGTTGTTCATTCCGAACTACAAGACACTCCGTGACGTCTGCGTACTCGTCAATCGGTTGATGGTCTTCTCTGTCCGGGTCGTACATTGCGCTGCAGTACGGACAGCGAACCTTATTGCCTTTGCTCACTCAATACCCTTCGGGTTGAGGGTCGCAGTCACCAAGCCATCCTCTCCGACGCTGGTGATCTGAAAGTCCATCTCAGCAAGCATGACCGTGGCGACCTCGGACATCTGGAGGCGCACTTCCTCCAAGTCCACCTCGGGAAGCCCATCGGCGTCAGCCATGTCCACCAGGACGTCGGCCATGAGGTCGACAATTTGGATGAACGCATCCGAGTCGTCAGATCCGGACAAATCTAGAAAGTTCTCGTCACTCATGGTTGCGACTTTAGCAAAGCGGGGCTACTCTACCGTGCATGCCCGGGTAGGCCCGGAGGAAAGAGGAAACCATGTCAGCATCAGCTATCACGATCACTGGGAATCTGACCAGTGATCCCGAATTGAAAGTATTCGACAGCGGGTCAAAGCTGTCGTTCGGAGTAGCCGTCAACTACTACTGGAATGACCAGAAGGGGGAGCGCCAGGAGAAGACGTCGTTCTTCAACGTCGTGGCCTGGAAGCAGCTCGCAGATGATGCGGCAGAAGTTCTCTCCAAGGGCATGCGAGTGGTCGTCAGCGGCCGTCTTGAGCAGCGCTCGTACCAGGACAAGGATGGCAACAACCGTTCCGTCGTCGAAATCACGGCAGAGGACATCGGAGCCTCGGTCCGTGGAATCACCGGGGTGCAGCGCAAGCAGTCCAACGGAGAGGGCCGCCAGCAGGCTCGTCCGAAGGTTGCAGCATCAGCAGCTCGTCGCACGATTGTCGAGGACGACGAACCGTTCTGATGGGCCAAGCCATTGGTTTCGTCGTCACGATGATCGTCACAGGGCTGTTGGTGTACCTAGCTGTTCGGCTGTTTCCCAACTAGCCAGCGATCCTCGAGCATTGTAAAGAGTTCCGCGGGAACGTCCCTCTTCGTCTTCTTATTGAAGGGGTCGAGGGGCGTACCACGGATCTCCTCAGCAAGATCTGGGCGCAAGTCAAGTAGACCGTTGAACAGAGCCTGGCCGTAGCGCCACTCGTACTGCTTCTTGATCTTCTCGACACGACCGAGAAACTCATTGAACCGCAGTTTCGTCATCTGATTCTCCAATTACTATCGGGGGCCGGCACAACAAGTATGACAAACGAAGACATCAGCCGGAAGAAAGCGCCCAAGCGAGACGTCATTGAGATCGTCAAGGCCGGATCGTGGGGCAAGATCGAGTATCGCCATCGCCTGTCGTGTGGTCACGTTGAAGTTCGCAAACGAGTCGCACCGGCGACGCAGATGGCCTGTACGTGGTGTGTCGTGGCCGCCGAGAAAGACGAGGACCTCCGGCGATTGACGACGCCGCAACCAACGAGGCAAGTGCTTGTCGATGTGGCCGACATCATCGACGAGATGAATGCGGATTTGGCTGGCGAGGAGAGCGCATCAACCGTTCAAGCCGGTCTCGCAGCGTCGCTTCGTGTTCCACTCGATGCCATCGATGTCGTGCTTGAAGACGAAGATGGTGAGTTGCGTCTGTCGTACGTCGTCGTCTTTCTCACTGCTGCCGACGCTCGACGACTTTCGTCCCCCGCACACGAAGACGCTACGATAGTTGATCACGAATGACGAGGGGACGCGAATGAAGAAGCGCATAGAACAAATCGAACGGATCACAACAGCAATCGTGGATGGCGTTGAGATCGAATCTGGACAACGACTCATCATTGAGAGCGAGGAGGGCGTGTTCAGTTTTCGCTACTTGAACACCGACGGCTCGCTCACGTGTTGGGGTGGAGTGAATCAGCACGAGTCGTGGCGCAGCTTCCGCCCAGAGCGTTGCCATATGCCTGGATGGGTGCCTGCACTCGATCCGGACGCCGACGATACGATGTCTCGATCAGGTCGATACGGAGCGTTCGAAGCATGGGCCATTGCGAATCAGGGGGAGGTCTACACGACACAACAGCTAGTCGAAGTTTCGGGGTTTTCAAGCGCAACCATGCTGAAGTACCTGAAGACCTCATTGCTATTTGAATCAGTCAAGAAAGGCACGTGGCGCGTGCTTCTAACAGAGGGGACTCGAAACGATGTATCGTGACGCAGATGGAAACCCGCGACGACGGGAGAAGGTCAAGTCCGGCGAAGGCATTGCAAGCCCGTGCTTCGACGGTCCGTGCAGGGGCAAGACCGATTTGTTCTACCGGCCATTCTCGAACAAGCGTGAAGCACGCATACTCATGACGCAGGTCAAGGCGATTTGCGGCATGTGCAAGAACCTGTACCCGTGCCGTGAATGGGGCATCAAGCACGAGGAGTTCGGAGTCTGGGGTGGTTGGACCGAACAAGAGCGGCGTGCGTACCGGATCAATCACGACATCGTGCTGGAGCGGCCGGAAGCACTGACGATCGAAACCATACGAGTCGGCCAGCGATCGAAGAAGGTCTCAGTCGAGCTGCCTGAACCCGTCGAGGAGGAGCAGTGGCAGTTCTGATCAAGTTCACCAGTCATGAACTTTTGATTGCGGGACTTTCTGGCGTGCAGCGTCGTGTTGCAGCTCTCGGCAAGGGTCGGCCCGCGTACCACGGAGCTGACGATCGTCCGGAGAACAACTGGCAGATCGACATCATGGGCGTCATGGGTGAGATGGCGGTGTCGAAGGCGTTCAAGAAGTTCTGGAACCCAGCAGCAACGGACGGCAACCTCTCCGAACTGGAGGGGGACGTGGAGAAGTTCCAGGTGCGCTCAACCGGGTATGCGAGTGGCCATCTGATCATGTACGAGTACGACAAGCCCGATGCTCCGTACATCCTTGCTCTGGTGCGTGAGCCGTGGGTCAAGCTTGTTGGGTGGATGAACCTCGATGGCGCACAAAAGATCGGCGACGCACGTCCCTCGAAGACGCATATGTGTTACTGGATGCGTCAAGAGCAGCTGTACGAGATGGACGATCTCGGCTCCATCGCCTACGATGACGAGTTCATTCGTTGTAGGGAGAAAGTCAAGTGACTCGACCAGCAGCCTCCCCGGAGGTTCAGGACTTTCTCGACAAGCTCGATTACGTCAAGACCAGCGGCGACGGATGGGCAGCGGCGTGTCCGTGCCGAAACGACGACTCGAACCCGTCTCTTTCGATCAATCAAGGCAATGACGGACGAGTCCTCGTCACGTGCCATAGGGGTGTGCCGTGCGACGTGAACCAAATCTGCTCGGCGATGGGCATCACGACGGCAGACCTGTACCCGAAAGACTCGCGCAAGAAGAAGGTTGAGGAGAAGGAAGTCCTCACACTCGTCTCCACGTACGACTACTACGATGAGAACGGCGTTCTGCTGTTCCAGAAGCTCCGCTACGTCAATCAGTGGGGCAAGAAGACGTTTCGCCAACGGCGGCCAGACGGTAGGGGCGGTTGGCAGTGGGGGTTGGGCGACACGCCAAAGGTGTTGTACAACCTGCCAGCAGTACGTCAGGCAATCAACGACGGCCAAAAGGTCTACGTCGTCGAAGGCGAGAAAGACGCTGATGCGCTGATCGCACTCGGTCGTGTCGCTACGACGATGCCCGGTGGTGCTGGAACAAACAAGTGGTTGGACATTCATACCAATGCGTTGGCTGGCGGCAAGGTCGAAGTTATTGCAGACAACGACGAGGTAGGCATCTTTCACGCATGGCAGGTGGTCGATTCGCTCACCCAGGCCGAATGTGCAGTCCGTGCGTGGCGCACGCCAGCGGGCAAGGACATCGCTGACTACCTCGCTATGGACGGCGATCTGAGCGAGATGGTACCTCTCGAACGGCCAACGGACATGGCTCCGGTCGTTGCTGAGGAGAAGGAAGAAGATGGGCTGGCTGATCTTGCGGATCAGGTAGCAAATGTTCTGACTCGCTCGGACCTGAGTGAGTCGCAGAAGCTTTCCCGTGCGTCGATGTTGATTGGGGCGCACAACAGGCCGGCTGTTGTCCCATCCGGCCGGCTGGTCAATTGGCAAGAGTTCGTCAATGAGGACGTCGATGACTCATACGATTGGGTCATTCCGGGACTCATCGAGCGTCAGGAACGTGTGATCGTGGTTGCGAGTGAGGGTGTCGGCAAGACCATGCTTGCACGTCAAATTGCAATTTGCTCGGCAGCTGGGTTGCATCCGTTTAAGTTTTCTCGCATGCCCCCGATCACCACCCTGACGATCGACTTGGAGAATCCGGAGCGCATCATTCGGCGTACATCTCGCAGCATCATGACTAGCGCACAGAAGTATGGGTTTGTCCAGAATGTGCGAGCGCATCTGGTGATCCAGCCCGCTGGCTTGGACTTACTGAAACCCTCGGACCGCTCGTTCATTGAACAGCAGATCGAGGCAGTCAAACCAGACCTCATTTGTATGGGACCGCTCTACAAGTCCTTTATCGACCCTGGGGGCCGTACCAGCGAGGCGATCGCCGTGGAGATCGCCAAGTACCTCGACATGATCCGAGATGTCTACAACTGCGCTCTTTGGCTCGAACATCATGCTCCTCTCGGTGGATCGATGGCTACACGTGATCTGCGGCCGTTTGGTTCGGCCGTGTGGTCACGCTGGCCTGAGTTCGGACTCAGCCTACAGCCAGACCCGACATCAACGGAAGGCTATGTGTACGAGGTCAAGCATTTCCGAGGTGAACGAGATTTGCGTGAGTTTCCGACTAAAATGAAGCGAGGCACTACATTTCCGTTTGACGTGCTGAATTTCCGTGAGGTCCCCGAATGGCGTCCCAAAAAGGGCTATCAAGAGAGTTTCTCGCAGAGCGAGACCTGAGAATCTTTAAGATGCGTCAGGCAGGCGTATCGAACCAGGAGATCGCTCGGCGTTTCTCAATGACGCCAGCGGCCGTATCGTCGGCGATCCAGCGGCAACTCCAGAAGATGAACCGAGAGGCTCTCGTGGCCTATCCGGAGGTTCTGCGTCTCGAATTGGAACGGTTGGATGCGCTGCAGCAAGCGATCTGGCCCTTGACGCAGCATCGCAAGGTCCAGTTGGACGACGGAACCGAAGTGTCGGTGGAGCCGGACATCAAGGCGATTCAGCAGGTACTTGCCATCATGGATCGACGTTCGAAACTACTTGGCTTGGATCAGAACAATATTGCGATCACGGTCGATCATCAGCAGTCGAACGACGCTCGAGCCGTCCTCGCCGGTGCAGACAACCGAGCGGCAGCCATCGACGCATTTGACCCAGAGCAGGAGGCTCGACAGTTGCTCGAGATCATGGGCCGGTCCGGCATCCTTCCGTCGGAGACCGTCTCGGAGTTGCTGGGTAGTCCCGTTGAGACAGCTGCCGAACTTCAGCCTGCTACTGTGGCAGACATCGAGGAGGTAGCTGATGGGCGAATCTACGGATTATCCCCAAGACAACTTGGAAGCGGCAATGGAGCAGGTGGCGCAGACGACATCGAAGGGGAGATCGTCTAACGCTGGCGGCAAGCAAGGCGACCCTGCGTCGAAGCAGGTTCTCATCCGTGCCAACGAGGTCGATCACGAACGCTGGAAGCGGGCCGCCGAGAAGAAGGGCGTGTCGATGTCCGAGTTCATTAGAGACTGCCTGAACGATCGGGCCAAGGAACTGCTTGACTGCTCGCACCCATTGCAGATGCGTCGGTGGTACCCGTGGTCCGAGATGTGCTTGGCGTGCGGGCAGCGTTTGCGTAACGGCCCGGAGCCGAAGAAGAAAAAGTGACTATTTCTTCTTCTTGTCTCGCTTAAACCACTTGAGCATGCGGTCACGGAGCGACTTCTTCTTGATGTCGTTTGCGAAGATGACCACCTTGTCGATGGCGTCATCGACAACATCGTCGATCTTGTCTGCGAGTTCCAGAGCCTCGTCCTGAATCTTGTCTACAAGTCCATCGACGGCACCCTCGACGGCCTTCTCAATCTCACGCTCGAACGGCGTTCCGTCCTGAACGAGGCCGTCCCTGTCGCCGTCTTTAGCGTCGGCCTTGTAAACGGCAGCCTTCGGTGGGCGGCCCCTCTTGGCCGGTCCTTGACGCTTGGCCGGAGCCTTCTTCTTGCTGGCCGCCGACTTCTTGGCCGGAGACTTCTTCTTGGGTGTGTCTGAACTCATGTCTCAACCTTAGCCCGTGTGATTCGTGTGTGGGGGAACTTCCAGTAAACCCCTGGTTGTGTGTAAGACTAGCGGCGTGGAGGCATATCCGACGATTGAGGGCAAGATGTCCTTGTGCCTTCAGTCGTCAATGGTTGCCAAAGAAGCGGCCGTCCAGGAGTTGGGCGTAGGCGAGGACTTGACTTTCTCGCTGTTTGGCTGGGCCGGTGCGGAGATGAGAGTAATCGCCACGCTCGGTCGGGAGTTGATGTCGGAAGAACCCGAAAGGCGGCTGGAGTTGGTCGCTGTAGCGGCGACCGTGCTGAGAAAGGGCTGGCTGTGTGACTCGTTCTCGTTCGTGGCTGAGGCGTTCTGCTCGGTGGATGCCGAGGCGACCAAAGGCAAAGACCTGAGAGCCATGTTCACGAAGCGCAACTCGCCGGTGTTCGAGTGCCTGACCGTCACCCACGTCGAAAGAAACGAGATCATGCTCGTTACGCAACCCTACGAGATCCTTCTCGGACGCAAAGTGTCGTGGCTACAGACGCTGGTCAATGAGGACGCAAGAGGACTGCGTGATGCCAAGTACCCGTCGATCCTGGCGAAGATACTGGAGATGGAAACCGATGGGTACGAGAGTCCCGACATGGAGGCGTTCTACGAGGCACTCGCTGAGGGCATGGCCGAGGATGGGTTTCATTTGCAGTGGAAGTTCGACTGATGTCGGAGTATGATCCCCTCGGTGGCTAGCCCCTCTCCTTTCGGGGTAAAGGGGAACCTGCGCCCCTGGGTACGTCATCCCTGCCCAGACGGCGTCAAACAAAAAGCGCGAACGACAGGGTTCACCTCATTCCCTCGCTGCTGCCCGCAAGGTTCCCCGCCACCAACCCAGCCAGGTGGTCCGAACGGTTTGACGGAGGCACTCTTATATAGTGCTTGAGCAGGTTCGATTCCTGCACCTGGTACGCACTAGACTCGTCGCATGATCCCAGACCGGCAGGCTCGACCGTTCGACGCTTTTAATCCGAAAATTCCTCGTGTGCGCCGACGTGTACGCAAGCAACGTATGGACATCTGTCGTGGGTGTGAGTTCCTGAACGGGTTAGAGCAATGCGTGAAGTGTGGGTGTTTCATGCCGATCAAGGTCATGCTTCCGCACTCGTTCTGCCCAATCGGCAAGTGGCACGACGAAAAGGAGTTGTGAAATGCCCAGAAAGAAAGCTGAACAGCCGGAACAGCCGGCCATCTCGGACTTTGATCTGTACCAGCGGGCGACCGAAGCGACGGCGATCTACCCGTCACAGGTTGGCATTGTGTACACGGGACTTGGCCTCGCCTCGGAGGCCGGCGAAGTCGTCGGGCAGCTCAAGAAGGCATTCCGTGACGACGGCGGGGGAACCCTCACGAACGAACGTCGGGCAGCGATCCTCGGCGAAATCGGTGACGTTCTCTGGTACTGCGCTCGTCTCAGTGCCGAACTCGGTGCGTCGTTTGCCGAAGTTGCACAAGCGAACATCAACAAACTGAACGCACGCAAGGAAGCCGGAACCATTTCGGGAAGTGGCGATGACCGCTAGGACACCTGCGTCATCTACTACAATGGGACATGGGCAAGAAGAAGGGTACAAGCGGTCGCACAAGCGAACGGACGTTCGTCGATCCCCTTACTGGCAAGGTGGAAACCGTTTCCGGCACGAAGGCTGGGAAGAAACGCCAACTACTCCCGCCCGGACACCCTCGGCGCACACACGACATCAACGGCCCGAAGCGATGAGTCGGGCCGTTCTCGGCCGTGTCGTTGCTCTCGCATTGGTGGGCCTGGCCTCCTGGGTGGCCGGTGCGATCCTGTACGTCACGGTATCGGTCGCTCTCATGCGACGGTCTGAGTAGTGCGCTCTGCCCGTGCCGGTGGGTACGCATGGGCCGGACTCGTGGCCTACGTTGCGTCGTACGATGTAATCGCCGTCCTGACTGGTCGGCCCACTCTGTCGTCGGCGTTCTACGGTGCGTCGGTGCGTCGTCGGAACCGGCTCGCTCTCCTGCTTGTGTGGGGATACCTCACGGCTCACCTGTTCCGTTGGATACCTGGCCGGTACGACGCTCTGCGCTACTTTGACCGTCCGTTGCCATCAACCAAGTGGTCGGCTCGCTAGAACGCCTGCGATCGTTCCAGTCGGCGCACCTCGGCACGAAGCCCGTCGATCATCTCGTTGGTCGCTCTCATCTCGACAAGTAGTGCCTCAAGTTCCGGCTGGTGTCGTCGGAACAAATCCTCAACGGCGGTCTGCGGAAACACTTTCGCACCAAGCATTCCAAGTCGCAATGCCTTGAGTGTTTCGATCATGTCCTCAACTGCTTTGGTGTTCACGGCGACTCTCCAGGTCTGCTCGAAGTTTCTCCAGTCGCGGTAGTTCATCGGTAAACAGAGAGCCATAGATAGCCCCGTTGCCGGTGAGCTGCGCCGTGAGCCGGAGAGCGTGTAGTCGAGTGATGACGTCATCGAGAACCGTGGTATCCATGACCCCTAGCCTATCGCTCGGTCAATCGCCTCGCCATCGACACCCTTGCCGTAGATGAGGGTCATGACCGTTTCCCGTCGTGCGTCGCATTCCTCGCACCCGCACCCTGGCGTGATCGTGCCGTAGATGAACTCGGCGAGAGCGATGAGAGCGTCGTTACGCTGTTTCCGCTCGGCGTTGCGTTCCTGTCCGACCCACTCGCCGAGAGGTGTTCGGCTCTCGGCGGTGCGTCGTGGTCGGCTCGTCATTGCGACGGCGTAGTCTCGGAGGCTCATTACTGCCACCCTCCACGCCATGCCCTACCCCAACGGGGAGAGGTGCTACGCAAGTAGCACGCCATGACCGGCATGTCGTCGGCGATCAGTTCCGGCAGAATGACGTGAACGACGATGTCGATCGTTCGCACGAACCGGCACGGAGAACCGAACCGGAACCGGCTCACCGGCCTACCCTCTCGTGCGAGTAGTCCGGCGATGTCGATACCGGCGTATGTCAGTAGCGTTGTCATGTGTCTATTATCGGGTATCCCTTGACAGAAGTCAAGTCATACCGAAAAAAACCTTCTGACCAGGCACGATGCGTTTCTGAAAAAAATCTCGAAATAATGCTTGACACGCTACTGGGCATGTGGAATACTGAAAGTGTCAAGGCAAGCCACAGGGGCAAGCCACACACAGAAAGGGGTCACGATGTACCAGATCGGCAAGCTCGGCTCGTACACCGTCACACGGTTCACCAGCGAGACAGTCAAGGTCACGTTCCATGACCTGCGACTCGTCGGAGAGTTCCGACCGCTGTCGATCGTTCACCGGAACTACCGACACGCCGAGGTGCGCGCTCAGTACCTCGTCGATCAGGGCAAGGCCACGACGACGCTAGGGGCGAGGTGATCTGGGACATCGTGACGACCCTCTCGGGTCTCACGTTGATACTGATCACGAACTGGCTCGTGATGAGAGGGTGCGGTAAGCACCTCTGAGAGACAAGGGGCAGGGGAAACCCTGCCCCTCTCTCATTGGGCCTTGTGAGGCTCTGTGAGGCTCTGTGAGGCGTGGCATGCCCTCTGGGTGCGTCGGTGGCTCTGGGGCATGGCAGGCACGGCACGGCACGGTAGGGCAGGCACAGGGTCTGGGGGTGTCCACAGGGTGTGGATAAGGGTGTGGATAAGGTCTGTCCACAGGCTGTGGATAACCCTGTGGATGACGGGGTAGAGAGTCCCGTGCGGACTTTCCGGACAGGGGTGGGGTGTGTGGGAGCCAATACGACACTATTTAAGCTCCCACTTTTTCAACTAGATTTAGCCAATCCCCTTGGTTTGCGGGCTATCTGACCCAGCTTGTTGACTCGTGCTTTGGCTATGCCGCCGTTGTCGGTCCAGACTGCGGTTTGTATGCCGGCTAGCTCGAGCAGCTCTTGGCACGTCTCGCAGGGTCGGGCGATGCTGACGTATCCGCTTCGGGTGATACGTGCGACGTATATGGTTGCGCCTTCGGTTGATCCGGCTCGTCGGATGGCTACTTCTTCGGCATGGTACGACACGTCGTTTTTCCCGACGATGGCTGGATCGTTGCGGTAGCGGTTGTTTCCTCTGCCCAATACTCGTCCTGATCGTACGACGATTGCTCCGACCTTCCACTGTGGGTGTTCGGAGTTCATTGCCTCTTCTATCGCTGCATTGATGTACTTGTAGTCACTCGTCTTGATGTAAGCCATTGTTTCTCGGGTCTGCCGTACGTGGATGAAAAGAAGGGGCCGCTTGATTCAACATTTTTTGTCGTTGGGCTAGTCGTCTACCCGCCAGCTGTCGTCGTTGGGGTCTCCGGTGTTGTTGTAGTTAAAGATCTGATGCTCCAACCCCATGAGCGCATAGCTACAGTCTTCGCAGATCTCTTCGACTTCGACGCCGTTTTCACTCCACTTGTTCCAGTCCCATTTGCAGGTGATGGCCATCAAACCGTCGAGAATGCGCACCTTCAGTGGCTTCCTACAGACGTTGCATGATCGGTCGAAGGACAAGTATTCCGGCCCTTCATATCGCTTGACTTCGAATGAGAACTCTTCTCCGGACATGGTTTCTCCCTACCTCTTCTTGCCGGTCTTGCGGATCTCGGCACGATGGATGTGACACCAGCATTGGCAGGTGTTTTTGACTTGCTCCGACCAATCGGTCAAGGCGCGCTCGACGGTTCCGCAGTGATCGCAGCCAGTTGGCCGCTTATGGAGTTCCGGATCGAGTGTCACTTTTCAGTTTTTTGCATCTCGTAGAGGAATTTGTAGTGTTCAGCTATTGTTCGTAGTACTTCTATTTCTTTGCTTAGGTTTTCGATTTTGTCTGCTGCATTGTGGCGATCGTTGCATACGTCGCATCGCCGGCCGACGATCGTGCAATTACATTCGTATCGCTTGCGGAGACGATACAGGAGTTCGTCACGCACCCTTGGCCGCCCTCGCGTACAACTTGCTGGCTTCTTTCGTTTGACCCTGCTCGTAGAGATCGGCGATATTGCGCCACACATCTCGATTGACGGTCATTTGAGCAAGCTCTGATCGTCGCATCTGAAGGTGATTGTTTAAGGTGCCGACTTCGTTGCGCAGACGGATGTATTCGCTGGCGGTGTGTTCGTCGACCTTGAGAAGTTTGAGTAGCAAGTTTCTAACCATTGCTTTGGTTCCTCCTTCGGCTACAAAATACATTGGTGAGTAGACGTTTCCAACGTGGTTGGGTATCTAGTCGTAGCGCGGCCTTGATCAAAATCTGTTGATCGTATTCTGAGAGCCAGTTGGAGTTGGCGAGTTGGCGGAGTTCTTCGGCTAGCTTGTCCATCTATCTCTAATCCTCGAGACAAGTTATGATGTTGAATGCAATTGTTACTCGCTCTAAATTAATTGTCCTCTCTTTTACCCAATGGACTAGATCTGAAGGGAAAATCAACATGTCTCCTCGCCTTCCGGGGAAATTAATGTTGTTTTCAAAACATGTTTCCGACCCCTCTAGGCCACTAACGTAAATCACACCAGAAAAGTAACCATAATGAGAATGCATTGGCGCACTATCACCCATTATTGAAAAATTCACCCAAAAGTCGTAATCACTAAAATGACCCGGCTTTCTGTTCAAGCGAAAAACTTTAGCTAGATGCAAGGTATCGAAAGATGCTCCCGTAAGACGCGAATGCATAACTTCGGCGGCGGTCAATACAAAAGCCATGGCAGTTGAAGTACTTAAAATGTTCTGAGGAACGGAACACTGGAAAGTATTTTGGCCAGCGTTATCATGATGCATTAGAAACGAGTATGGGCGCTCTTTAATGCTGCGGCACGCATCGACCATTTCATCAATTTCGCTCATTATCAGTTCGGGAATCACCCCGTGAAAGATTGGCTTAGGTTCTAGCGCAAGGAACTTAAAATTGTTGAAAAGAAGATTTCGTTTATTTGACGCTGAATCCTCAGTCATATCCTGTCCATGGCTCGTACGCCTTGATGAACCCTTCGCATGCATCGAGAGCGCTGTTCAGCTTTTGGTCCACCCCGTTGCCGCGAACTTCCCAGGGCCAGTTCCGGGAGTTCTCTCCAAGTTCATTGACGCTGACATAGAGGTCCTTCAAAATCTGAATAGCACCCTCGAGTTGGGATAAATTTATCTGAACTTGCTGTGCTTCATACCGAAGGGCCAATGCAGCTTCCCTACAGAGTGGGTCATAGCGAACTTCGTGCTGTTCGTTGAGAAGGTCGATCAGTTGATGGGTGTGAGTGAGCGCAACAGAGGTTTGGGTTGGGGTGTCGACGACGAAAGTCTTCATATGTTCGCCAGTGGCGCGAGTGGTGACACCGACCATTGCGATGGCACGAGCGTGAGCTGATTTCATTTCGTCAAAATCCATAACTCTCCAAAACCAAACGACTGTTTATGGGGCGTTTAAATTTAGCAGAACTCAGCGTGAGCTGGAGTTAGTGCTGCCATTCAGGTGCTTGTAGACCGTCACCCTGGAAATGTCTAGGGCGTCGGACACGAAACTAACGCTGCCTCGCATGCAGAAAAGACCAAGCTCGTCCATGCGCTTGATCGCACTGGCCTTCTCTTTAATGGAGAGAGTTTTCAGGTCTTTCACCTTGAATTCGCGCTGCACAAAATTCTCGATTGTGCGGGGAGCCTCGGCGAGAGACTTGATTTCAATTCCGCCTATCGTGATCACGGATCTCCTTTACTGTACGGGCCACTTATATGGCAGGTCGGCGGGAACATCGGGCCAAATTAGTCCATAATGCTCCGGAAACTTGCGAATTAGGTTGGATCTATGCGAAACGGCAACTTCCCGATCGTTGAGCCACCCTGGGAGGATCACCATATCGTCAATATCTTCGATAATGGTCAAAACTTTTTCTTTGCAGGTGTCTTTGTAGCCGAGGTTGATCCACCGGTTACAGATCTCGAGCGTGTACTGACCCAATGCGGCCGTGTGACCAAGCCACATTTTTACAGCAGGGTGATTTTTCCATCCATTTGAGCGGCCGGTAAGCGTGTTCAGAATCTGCAACCCCTCAACGCGCTGTTTGCCGAGGCGTTTCATGTCAAGCGCGCCAGCGTTTGCTTCGAAGTCGGCTCCGTAAGGTACAAAAGTTTGCATTTTCCCTCCATTTGATTTTGATTCATTTTGAATCAATTTGGTTCATTATCAATTTCAGCCAATTCGTCCCAATGTCCAAGGCCAACGCGCCACAAGCGGACCAAGCCACCGTTCACTGCGCACTTTGTTTTTGAATCAATGAAGCATTTGCACCATACGAGATCATATTCATGCTTCGACTCGATTACTTGGCCGCAGGCATGGCACCGAATTGCGTTCCGTCGAATCAACGGCGGTTCCGGGTTCTAAAATACTCAACGATTACGATAGTGAATAGCAGCAGTGCAGCGTAACCCATTAGCCCAACTTCCATGCTTGATCTGGGCAATACCAGGCGATTGCAGATGCTGCAACGACGGACAAGAACTCGAGCATCGAAGGGTCATATCCCGATGCCGACAAGAGCGATTCATAAAGTTCGTTAGCGGTCATGCCACTTTGCAGGGCAGAGCATGTCAGCCGGCCTGTTTTGATCAGTTCTTGATCGCTCGTATAAACGCGATCAGAGTAAAGCTCGTGGACGGAGGCGACGAACATGCGATCGTCGTACGAAGAATCGTTATACCGAGGCTGCGTCGTATACACAGGCTTTGGCATTGTTGTTGTTGTGCGTGCCGGCTTGGTCGTTGCTGGAGCTTCGGTTGTTGGGGCTACTTCTGTGACGTAATAGGTTTTACTGCCGCAGGCGGCAAGAAAAATCAACATTCCAGCAATTAGAACTTTGCGCATTGTTACTCCTCTAGAAATGGCATGACAATAATTGGGGTTCCTTCGCCGAGCCATGCGCCGACAATATTGAAATCTACCCACTCCAGAGCGTCTTCGTAGGTCATTCCATCATTCATGAAAACATCTATGAGTTTGTTGTAGTCATAAACCGCCAAAAGCGGAGAGTTGGCACGGTTTGTGAAGCCGATCAGGGCATCGTCAGTGCCGTCGAATAAAAGAGCTGACTCGCCAATGCTGTCCAAGTATTCGACGATTTGCTCACGGCTGATTCCCATGGCAGTAGTTATAGTCAAGAATTGTCAGTACGTCAAATCAATTTCTTCGGCTTTTTCTACGTGGCGACGGACCATGTCGGCGACAGCAGATCTAGCGGTCCTGCCACGACCGACAAGCTCACCGTCGATGGATCCAAGTATGTCCGTGTAGTAGTTACCGGTCAGGCCAGGCTGGTAAATGAAGTCATCTGGTACGGCAATCCAGCGGGCCTCTCCAAGTTCCACCCCTCTAACCTTGATAGCTGTAGGCCCTAGTCCTAATGGGTCGTAGCTTTTGGCAGATAGGTATCTGTCAAGGGAAATGATCGATAGGAGCAAAATTGAGAGAACAATTAAAACTATGCCGAGGAACAAGTCAGAAACTTTCTACGATTTCCCAGCCGTCTTGTTCGGCAAAAGAAGCATTGAGCGTTTTGTATAGATGACCATTTCTTATCATCAGGAAGCCCTCTTCGCCTGTTACTTCACAGGTTTTGTATGACAGCGATTCATACTTGGAGATTATTGCGGTGATGATTGAGGAATTCTTTGGATCGGATGGAGCGTAGTAAAAGCGAAGTCCACCAAACTTCTCTTTTATTTGATACACACTGTAATTAGGATCTAGTTTGTTGATTTCGTCATCGATGGCCCTTATCAGTGGCCACCACCCTTTGCCGCAGTCGATGGTCGCAGGAAAGTTGCCAACAAACCGTTTCAGTACCGGTTGTAGGTATTCCGGGTACTCCATGAGTCAAGTCTACGCCAGCCAGCCGTTTGCTCACTGACCTATACTATTGACATGGCTACACAAGCAACTAATCTGCGCAGAGAACCTTACGATCCAGATACCGTAGACGCAGACAACGACGGAATAGTCCAAGAAGGTACAGCCTGGGAGCGCCCGTTTGGCACCAGACTTTTTGATGATCTTGGAAGAGAGATTGTTCGAGGAGCAATTTCTGGAGCGCGACCGGCCAACATAAGAGTCACCGGCAGGGATGGGTCGGCTATTGAGTTTTCTCCGAGCTATTCAATATCAGGCAGACCCGAGACTGCGGTTGCCCCTCCACAAAAACCCGGACAAAGCACTCTTGCTGCCCTTGGCTACCGGAGCTTCAAAGAAATGGGTTTGCCTACCGTGGGTCAGATTGCTGGCAAAGAAAACAGCGGCAAAAGGCTCAACGAAATAACTTCAGACATTGCAAAAATAGTAAATCCACCACAGGCCAGCGATGGGACAACTAAGAAGTAGGGCCGAACTCCTTTTCGCCCACCAGCTTCGTTAGTGTGATTATTGCGCTATTTACCTGGATGTCCAGAAATGGCTCCATTCTCAGATTGGTGCTTACAGCCAGTAGGGCTACCAGGGCTTCTTCTAGGGCCTCTATGGTCGTCTGGTCGTTCATGGCTGGTCAATATAGCCGAGGATCGTCTGATTGAGGGCAGCCAAAATTGTTCTCTATTTGAGTTGAATCGGGCAAATCCTCGGCCTAGTATCAGACCCATGGAAACCAGCTACTTGCCGACTGCCAAGACAGAGGCTCCCGAACAGAAGAAGCGCGGCAGGAAGCCGCTTCCGCCGGAAGAGCGTGAGCGCCGGCGTGCCATCCAGGTTGCGAACAATCGCGTAAAGCAGGACGCTCGGCGCAAGGCACTCAAGATTCTGGCTCTTCGGCACACCGAAGAATTTCAGCAGCTTCTCAACGACGAGTTAAAATCCTAAGCAAGTCGAAAAGATCTTCGCCGTCTCAACTCCCCCCAGAGATGGCGAACGGAAAAGACGCCCCACGCCTCGGGGCGTCTTTTCTATTTAGAGCCTGCCTTCTTTACAGGACTGCTGTTAAAGACCTTGTTGATTTCAGCGACGTCTAGTTTCCCGTCATCCAGAAACGCCCTAGACAGTCCTTCGACAACGCTGGCAACCCCGGCAATGCCCGCCATGAACATTGCCTTCCACAATGGAACACCAGCAATTGCGCCAGCACCGATGACACCCAGTGCCGATGCCGCAAACACCGCCACGATGCGAAGTAAAACGTTGTTCAGTTTCGCTGCTGCTTGAGCTTTTTTGCTTTTTTGCATCCGTCCACCTTCTGACGATTCCTGCGGCAAAACGCATTGCCAATTTTAGCACTCCTGGGCCTGGCCATTAGTTGGGTAGAATTAGGCATGGCCTTTTACGATTCAACTGGACACGAGGAGATGATTCTCGGTAATGTCAGGCTGCTGCGGGCAGATCGGCAGCCATGTCCAGTTTGCGGTCACCCAACGGGGGACTGTTCGGGGGAGAAGTTTGAGAAACCTACTCAGATCCTTTTACAGGGAACGGTTCCCTCGCTTGCTGACTCTGAAATGTTCTACGTCGAAGAGGACGTGTTCGAGGAACGTAAAGTCAGCCAGTTCAGCACCCTCAGAGTTTTGGTTGCTCGCAAGGGACAATCGATACCCCTGTCACAGGCCCGAGAATTGGGTTTATTTTAGACCCTTTCAGTATCTGCTGCGGTTGTATTCTAAATCTCTATCCCTTATTTGAAAGGCTTAACTGTGTCCGTTTTTAGCGCTGATTTTATTTCGTCGTACAACGCAAAAGTTGCTCCGTGGGGGTTTGGTGGTTTAGGGGAGATTGTCTACCTTCGCACCTATAGCCGTCGCATCGAAGAGCTTGATCGCAACGAGACTTGGGTTGAAACTCTTGACCGAGTGATCAACGGAGCTATTGAAATTGGCGTCCCATACACGCAAGAAGAAGCAGAAGCACTGTTCGATCATATGTTCAACTTGCGTTGCTCTTTTTCCGGTCGAGCGCTGTGGCAACTCGGAACACCGCTCGTTCAGAAGTTCAACGCAGCATCGTTGAATAACTGCTACTTCGTCAACATCGAAAAGATCGAGGATTTCGAGTTCTTGTTTGACTATCTGATGCTCGGTGGAGGCGTTGGTTTCTCGGTTGAACGCTCCAAGATCCACGAGCTTCCAAAGGTAAAGGCTGGCGTCAAGATCACGCACGAGCGAACCAACGACGCCGACATCATTGTTCCTGACTCACGTCAAGGATGGCGACGCATGTTGCATTCCGTACTGAAGTCATACTTTGAAACTGGCAAGTCTTTCTCGTACTCGACAATTTTGGTACGCGAGTTCGGTGCGCCCCTGAAGTCCTTCGGTGGTACGGCTTCTGGACCCGGCGCATTGATTGATGGCATCGCTGACATTTGCAAAGTCATGGACAACCGAGTAGGCAAGAAGTTGCGTTCGATTGATGTTCTGGATATCTGCAACATCATCGGACGTATCGTGGTGTCCGGATCTAGCCGACGTTCGGCGCAGATCGCAATCGGCGACCCAGATGACATCCTGTTCCTGCGAGCAAAGAACTGGGGGGCGGGCAACGTTCCTGGCTGGCGATCGAACTCGAATAACAGCATCTACGCCGACGCGTACGAAGAGATTATGCCCGAACTTTGGAAGGGTTACGACGGTTCCGGAGAGCCGTATGGCCTCCTGAATCGCAAGCTGGCTCGCACCATGGGTCGTGTTGGTGAGAAGCGACCAGACCCTTCGATCGAAGGCTTCAATCCATGCGCTGAGATTGCTTTGGGCGATGGCGAGTCGTGCAACTTGGCAACACTGTTTTTGCCGAATATCGAATCCTTCGATCAGTTTAAGGAGATCTCAAAGCTTCTCTACATGGTTCAGAAGCAGATCACAGAGATGGATTATCCATACGAAAAGACCACGAACATTGTTCGCAAGAATCGCCGGCTTGGCCAGTCAATAACTGGAATCTTGCAAGCAACGGAAGAGCAACTCTCGTGGCTAAAGCCAGGGTATGAGTACCTCGACAAGCTTGATGTTGAGTACTCGGCAGATAAGGGCATCTCACGTTCAGTGCGACTGACAACCGTTCAGCCATCGGGAACGCTTTCACTTCTGCCAGGAGTTACGCCCGGCATTCACCCGGCATACGCTCGCTACTACATTCGTCGCGTTCGATTCAGCTCAGCTGATCCGCTCGTCGAAGCATGTCGCAAGCGCGGCTACAAGGTGGTGCCAGAGATCCTCATCGATGGCCGAGAAGATCGGACCAAGTGGGTTGTCGAGTTCCCGTGTAAGTCGCCCGACAATGCTGTCCTGGCGAAGGACATGACCGCGATCGATCAGCTCGAGTGGGTTAAGAAGATGCAGTCAGATTGGGCTGACAACGCAGTATCGGTCACTGTCTATTACCGCAAGGATGAGCTGTCAGCCATGAAAGAGTGGCTGGCTGCGAACTATAACGAAAACGTGAAGAGCGTCAGCTTCTTGCTTCACAGCGATCACAACTTCCCCTTGCCTCCATACGAAGAGATTACTCAAGAGCAGTACGAGAAGATGCTCTCCAAGGTCGACTTCTCTGTCCCGATTGCGCCAGACACGTCTAGCGACCTGCTCGATGACCCGTCATGCGCGACAGGGGCTTGCCCGATTCGCTAGTTCTGCTTGAACTGGACTATCAGGATTAAGACGAGGAGTACTGGCAGCGCCAGGAGGTAAAGGCTGGACATAATTAGGCCTTTGGTTGGGTCGATTCGTACTGGATATTGTCTTGAATCGGGAAATACCAGCCCCCATTTGGCGACTGGATCGCTTTGGGCATATCATCTCGATGATGGATCCCAGAATAATGAGCGATCAAACTCCGCCGCTCCATCCCAGGTACATTTGGCCGCGACCCACGATGCATGAGTCGTCCGTGCCAGACAAGGACATCGCCACGACTGGGCAGATGGCTAACAATAGGCGCGTTGCGTTTCTCGATTTCTTCTTCAAAAAGAGGCGTAAGAATTCGCTCTGAGAACTTCGGCCAACGGTGATCCTGCTCATCAGGACCCAATGCTCCGAGGATTAGTTCTCTGGTCACTTGCGGCCACCTATGAGAGCCAGGCACATACTGGAATGGCCCAGAATCAGGATGAATATCGTCTAGAGCCACCCATATGGCGGCATAGTAATCGCCAACTCCTGGTGGGTTCAGATAGGAGTCTTGGTGCCAATCTCTTTCGGTTGTCTTCCAGCCCGTCAAGTTGAGATGTACGCCGGCCGGCTCACCTATTAAGGCTTCGAGAAGGCCGCCAAGCGGACCGTAAGTAAGAACGTTAAACAGTTCTGGGTGCCGCCGATACGGGGTGCAATCGGGCCAACCTCCAGGCCGTCCCTCGTTGTGTTCAATCCAGCACCTTTCGTAGGCGATCATGAGATCTTCTGGAATGAAGTTTTCCAGGATTACGACTCCGTCATCATTCCAGTCAGCTGAACTCACTGGCGGTGGCGGAACTGTCAATTCATCGAAAGTCGGCATTGCTCTCCTAAAAAAGCGTTTTGATGACGTAATAATTTTCGGGTCCGAAGAAAGCTACGTCCTTGGTTGGTTTTCCAAGACGAATCATAATTCTTTTTAGCCATCTGTCGGTGCCATCGTACTTTGCTTGAAACGGGGTTCTTCCATGCACTGTGCTGTGGTTGTGCATAACCAGTGCCTCACCCTTATGCAAATAGATCACTTTTTTGTGTTTAGTTATAGCAGTTGTCAAAATAGCTAAAGCTGAATCAGCGTCTTTATTCGCGCCCCTCATGAGGGTCTTGTCAAAGGTAATGGACCGCTCATCGTCCGAGAGTATAGAAGTTGATATCTCAATAGATGCTTGAGTTGACTTGGCAAAACTTTCGTCTATGGACGTCTTAAATACTTTTTGTTTTAGGATGGATTTCACGTCCTCGTCTAACTCAACAATGAAATCGTCCAACTGTGAAACGACAGTTCCAGCCTTGGGATCGTCTTTAAGGCAGTACAAAAAAACCGTGTTTGCACGCTCGGAGTGAAAAGCTGTTTCGGTGTGAAGCTCCAACTCAACGGATGAGGAAGAGGATATTTGATGACTCGTGTCATTTTTTATCGGGAATATGTTTTGTACTACTTTGCCTTTTTGCTCATTGGCAAAGCCGTATAGAGTTCCCCAACGTAGAGCATTGATTTTCAGGAGACTGTCAATTTCACGGAATCTTTCTGACTTGTAATAATTAGAATCTAATTCATCTAAATTATTTGGCGTTGGTGCATCGCCAAGCAGTTCCTCGATGCGACCAGAAGTATCAATCCTGATTACGCGTGCGCCTCGAGGGTTCATGTTACGCCCTGCACATGATGGCGAATTGCCAGAACCACTTAGCCACTACGGGCCAGGTGATGCCCGACGCGTCATCTTTCCACGTACGCATAGACGTGTTATTTGGAATTTTCTCGTAGTAGTCCTGTAGATCCGTGAAGTTAAGGCCAGTGAGCAGGTCCCACACTCGCTGATGATGACAATTCCAGTGATGAGTTGCCCCATCCCAGAATGCCGTATCAGCCTCTGGTTGGTAATTGTGTTCCTGATGCTCCATTGTGGAAATTACCATTTCCCATGGCTCTTTGTCCTCCCTCCATCGCTGAATCGTTTTATATACGTCAGGACCCACGATAAGAATCGGCGCGCCGGGCTTAGCAATGCGACGCATATCAAGGAGAAATGGAGCCACATCATGCCAATCAATATGTTCGATGACATGGCCGAGATAAATAGCGTCAAAATGATTGTCAGGAAAAGGGTAAGGCTGACCCGCTTCAACCACCACATCGGGCTTCGTTTGATCGCTCGACCAGACATCGCAATTTACCCAACCTTTGGCGTAGTGGGTTCCACAGCCAGCATTTAGAAGGTTTTCCATGACCCCATTTAATCAGAAACCCCCCGGTTGCCCGGGGGGTTTCTTCTGATTATTCCTGTCGGGAGTTATCAGCTTGGCTCGGCGTCGAAGGTCACTTCCACGAAGGCCTCTGGACGCTTGACAGCCAGTGCGAGACGCTGCTCGGCGAGAACCACAATGGCGTTGCGCACGAAGAAGTCTGCGTGCTGCTCGCTGATGCGGATCGAAGCCTGCTCACGGTCGTAGAGCTGGGCGCCGGTGCCGAATGCGCCGACGAGGGCGGTGCCTTCAGCAATGGCTGGGGTCTCGACGACGGGGATGCGCCAGATGCGGGGTTCGCCACCGAGGGCGACCGAGACGGCGACCAGGTACTGGCCGTTGCTGTCCTTGGTCAGCTCGATGTCTTCCCAATCGTTCGGGTGGAGAACCACGCCGGTTGGCTCGTAGTAAGCCAGGAAGGCGAGGGTCGCCGCACGACGAAGTGCGTCAGCCTTGGTGTCCGGAACTGGCGAGGTCGCACCAGACGACCAGTCGTAGCTCTGGATGCCCGAGGTCTGGAGGATTCCGGTGAGGTTCTCACCCGAGCCATCGCCATTGAGGATCTGAGCGTCCTCCTGGAGACGGAGGCCGTACATCAACTCGTTGTCGATGATCGAGCGAAGCTGTGGCTCGTCAGCGAGAACGTTGCGGTGTGCGGCTTCCCAGTGGGCGAGGGTGCGGACCGGAGCCTGCTGACCAACGAACTGGAAGGACGACTGTGGCTTGGTCTGGAAGGCCGAGTTGCCCGAGTTACGCTCAGCGACGGACGAAGCAGCGTTCGATGCCGAGGTGCCAGGGGTCGTGAAGCCCAACATCCGGAAGTACTCGATCACCGCAGCGGTGGTGGTACGGCTCGGGAAGAGGTCACGAACTCGACGGGTACGGGTCGGCTGAGTAACGATCGGGTCACGATCGATGCGGCCGAATGAACCGGGGGTGCCGGAGGGCAGGGCCGAGTAGACGTCCTTCACGCCGTAGCCACCGGTGATGTCGCTCTTCTGGAGAACGAAGGGGCTTGGCATGTTGGCGCCGTTGCGGCCACCGTTGAGGCTCTTGAACTCCTCGGAGGCGAGGAACATCTCGCCGAGGCTCATGGGCCGACGGGTGTCGAACTGACCAGCTGCGGCAGCAGCCTTGACAGCTACCGAGTCAGATGAGGCTTCGCTTCCCCATGCATCGACATCGCGCATTCCCTCAAGACCCTCGATGAGGCTCTTGATTTCCTTGATGTCGCGCATGTTCTTGTCGAACGCGCTCTTCTGGTCGGGGTTGACAACGACTGTGCCTTCTTCGATTTGGAACGAGTCGGCAATAGCCTTGTTGTCAGCCATCTTGGTGCGGAGAGCAGTCTGCAGCTCCTGTAGACGGGATTCGTCAAAAGACATTTGTTTCACTCCTAGGTGATGGGTTGGTGTTGTTCGGTTCGACCCGGCTACTTAGGTAAGCACCCAGCCCAAAGTCAAATCTCAATGTAACAGAAATACCATTGCTGTAGTGGAACTATTAAAAGTATTTCCACTTAGCGTATATCAGTTTTGATTAACGCTTTACGTCTTAGGCGATGCAATGTACGGTCGAAAATCGGGAGAATTCTTGTCGTTCGGAATCTCTTCGGGAACATCAGTATGAATGTTAAGAATTGCCATGATGTCACTCGCAGTTTTGCGAACCTTAGGCTCGATCGCAGCCATGTCATCAAGCTCCATTAGCTCGATTAGTTTGCCGGAAAGAATCATGTCCTCTTGAGCGCCGGAAATATTTCCATCGTCAATCGATGACTCGAGTGAGGTTTTGTATCCAAACCGACTCTTGACCACATCAACGGCGAACTCGAAGTCGTCAAAGGAGGAAAACGGCGGCTCCTGTTCCGTCAAATGCCTACGAACGATTCGGTCAAAAAGATTGTCTGGTATTTGATCGTTCATGGAAAGCTCCAGGGCTTCCGAGGATTGACGCAGAGATGATGCAACGCCCAAAGAGGCCGCATCTGCCCACTCCTCGATTTCATCCATGTCTAATCGTGGAGCCGTCAGAAGCGCATAACTCGGATTGTTCATCTGCTTGTCGCGGCTCTTGTTCCATGCGGCAATACGTGTCTCAAAGGCCTTCGAATGCTCTTTCTTCTTGGGGGAGAAATCCGATCCTCCGTCAGCAAGTCCAAGATTGTCGAGTTCCGCCATGTATGACATGAGGTCGCTTGGGTCAAAATCTCCGCGCGGGCGAGAAGTCAGAAAGTGTTCAGCCAAACGTTTCTGCGGAGTAAGAAAACCAACTGCAATCTCATTCCACTCATTCGGCGAACGTTGTGAAATGTCATCGAGAGTTTCTTTGTCCATTTCTGAGAACATTGAAGATATTTGGTCTCTTGTTCGAGCAGAGAGACCATTCCACTTGCGCAGGGACATATTGACTTTTCCGGGTACCGGAACGATCCGACGACGATCGACCCCAGATATCCATTGGCCACCCATCAGGCGGGCCTTGTCATCTCTCTTGTACGTGGTCTTATTGACCTCGACTTTTTCGGGGAATGCTGAAGCGTCGTAGTCCTTGCCAATATTTAGGAAAACTCGACGTTCTTCGTTCTGCTCATCTACGGACGTTTCCATTTCATCCTTCTTTACTTCTGTCGGGGGGTAATAAACCCTCGTTACGTGTCCGTAGTCGTCTACTTTCCATTCTTCGAGTTTGTTCCCCTGCTGGTCAATAACTTCACTGTTTAATGAGCTGGGTTCTCCTGCATTAAAATTAACGTCGGTCATTGGTTTCTCTAATCTCATTTATTTGATGTGGGTGGGCGTGACTGGGGTAGTTGCCAACGTGCTGAGAAGCAACATTATTAGGGTCTGGCTTTGGCAGTGACTTAGCGTACTCAAGCCACTGATCCAAAACTCTCGCTCTGTTGGGGTACAAGTCGGCAAATGAAAATTCACGACCATCCATTAAACCCCATGAACCATCCAATTTGTCTTGCATGTAGTGCCGGAAAGATTCCGCTACATCCTCGTATGCGTTCGTGCCACCGTATCGTGTAACGTTTCCATATTCGAAATCAGGAAATCCATCCCGTGTGACTCTACCAATACTTCTTTCTGTTAAATTGAGCCTTTGAGCGTGTAGGACGTCTTGTTGTACTGCCTCTTTCCACGCCTGAGTAGATCCTAGGTTTCGGGTAAAGAAATCAGGATTCTCTGCATCAGTTGCGTAATTAAAGTCACTCGGAGATGTATTTTGGAAATTTTTCCAATTCCTTAGTTCTGCTGTAAAATCAAGCATGTGTGCCATCTCATGGATTAGAGTTGTACGTGAGTATTCTCTGCTTCCGGATCCATTTGCATAAGTAAAACTATTAGGACGACTGCTGTTCGCAAAACCAGCGGCCCCTGCCATTTCCGGCACTGAAGATTTTTGATAAATAATGGTCTCGATTACGTGCATCGATTCTGGCAATTCCTCATAAACTTCAGCTATAGCGTTTACATTTCTTAGTTCGCCTGCTATTGGGCCATCTGTTAACGGATTGCCGATTGACCTGCCACTGGTGTTGTTGATTGCGGCGTTGTTGTATTGATTCAGGCTCTGAAGCTGAAGAGGGTCTAACTCAACTATATGATTAACGCCCTTCCATCTAAAGACCACGCCACTATCCATAGCCGTCAGGCCAGTACCTCCCATGGTCGGTACGTTTTGAAATGTAATAAATTTTCCTTCTGGAAGATCTTTTACAATTTGAAGATCTTGTATCGCAAAGCCGTTTCCAGTGATTGGGCGATCTCCATCCATCGGCTGATTTGCAAAATCGATATTTGCCCGAATCCATGACGGACCTGGGTAATCCATGTTGATGTAGTTGCTGTCGTAGGTCCCCTCATGCCAGGTCGTGTCTCGAGGAATTCCTGGTTCTCGAGGAATTCCTGGCTCTCGAGGCTCACTCTGAGTTCGGCCTTCTGGTTTGTCACGTTCTCCACGAGGTTGACCAAACTCATTGATCGCCTGACCGCGACCCCCGCCAACCTGCTCTGAATCTTCATCCTGCGATCCAGGACGTTCGCCGCCAGGTTGACCAGTTGTATTTATGGCTTGGCGGCCACTATTTTCATCTTGCCCAGGACGCTGCCCGCCTTGCTGTCCGGTTCTATTGGTGCTACTGCCGCGGCCGCCACGAGAAGAGTCTTCCTCTTCGGGCGCATCGTTTGTGCCTGGCCTTTGTCCCCCTGGCTGGCCAGTTGTATTGGTCGCCTGACGACCTCCCTGTGTGGGCGTACCGTCATCAACTGAACCCTGTCGCTTGGGGCCTTCTGAACCGTCGGTAGGTTTTTCGGGCTGCGTTGTTTCACCCTGTCGTTTCGGACCCTCTGAACCATCTGTTGGCTTCGGCGGCTCGGGCTGCGTTGTTTCACCCTGTCGTTTTGGACCTTCCGAACCGTCCGTTGGCTTGGGCGGTTCCGGCTTGGGAGGATCTGGTTTTGGCGGTTCCGGCTTGGGAGGCTCTGGCTCGGGAGGCCGGCGATTCATTCCCTCTTCGACGCGCAGCCAGTCTTTATAGGCGTCGGCGTCAGCTCGATTGTTGAATTTCCCTAGATGCTCTCCGGTTTCCCGATAATGATTGAGAGCGGAACGCATTCCCTCTTCTGTTGAGGTATCCCAATCTTCGCCGTTGGGACCTATTGTGGGAATGAGGACTTCTAATCCATCTTCTCGGAAACTCATTGCACGCAGCCCATCGCGTGAGCTTATTTGGATGTTTCCATTAATTGCTGCTGGCGGAATGTATCGGCGGCGAGCGTCAATGAACCCTCCGTTAGGTAAGCGACCAACATTCCAGTTTGTCTGTTGCCCAGGCTTGAGTTTTGCCGTTTCTCTTTGAATCAGTTCACCGAACTGCTGCCAGTTAACTTGGTTGAGCTGTCGACGCTGCTCTGGGGTTAGCCGACGAGACGCTCGCTCTTGCTGGTCAGCGCTACCCGAGCTACGTCGTGATCCGCTCTGGTTCGGCTTATCGCTACCAACTTCTCGCTCTTGATTGGTGCCTTCCTGGACGATTCCATCTCCATCGGCGTCCTGAGCATTGGGATCGAATCGCTCAATAAGTACGCGTTCGCCCGAACTGTTCGTTCGCGATTGCGTCGCCTGGCTGTTCGGCTTCCTTGCTGGATTTGAGGGCTTCGGTTTCGTAGACGTTCCCGAACGAGATCCGGAAACTCTCGCCCCCAGCTCTTTGGCTGCATACGAGTCGTCTTGCACCTGACGACGAGCGACTATTAGACGCTTTGGAATAGAAACGTCTGTGATTGACTTGAGAGTGCCTTTGCGCTTTGCGGCATTTTGCGCACGGGTACGACGTTGGTCGTAGCCCATCATTCCCAGTCTCTTGAGCTTCCCAAGGGTCTGCGAAATAACTCCCGTGGTCAACCCTAGATTAGCTGCAGACTCGGCCCTATTCATCCCCGAAAGCCAGTTGTCCAAGATCAAAAGGTCCCTGTCGGACGCGACCAGACCTTTGGGGAGTTTTTTAGCTCTGTCTGTATCGACAACTCGCAAGTAGGAGCTACGCACTTGCCCGTAGCTAATCCCTAAACGCTCTGCGATTTCTTTCAGTGAGTATCCAAAGCCGAGTAGCTCCGAAACATTTTGAT